ATGACGAGCAGGCTATGACAGATCCGATGCTTGTTCCGGTTGGTCTCCGTCACATGGCAACCGACATGTTCAACACGGTAAATGCCGACGTATTCGCCGAGTTCAATAAGGCTAGTCTGACGGTCAAAGCCGCGGCCTATGATTTTGGTGTGTTCGCAGATGCCGTAGCAACGCTGAATATCGAAGAGACCGATAATGATCCGTCTGTGGTTGCTCCTCGTTGCTTTGCCTTTGTGAACGCAAAGGACATGGCGGCAATTCGTAAGGCTCTCAAGGACGAACTCAAGTATGTTGAGGCGTTTGCGCGTACAGGTTATGTCGGCACGGTTGCCGGTGTAAATCTTTACACCAAAAAGGACGCTGTAGCGGGTACTTGCATCGTGGCTACTAAGGAAGCCGTTACCCTCTTCAACAAGAAGGGTGTCGAGGTAGAACAGCCGCCGAGAGATTCCGAGGATGCGAACATCCGTAAGAACACGATCATTTCTCGTAAGTATTACCTTGCGGCTCTTACTGACGCAACAAAGGCTTGCAAGATTACGATTACTCCGGGTGCCTGAGATCAAGGAGGTGAGAGCTGATGTATAAAGTGATCCATCCGTTTTGCGATCTGAGGCACAACAATCACATTTATTCCGTCGGAGATATCTTCCCCGTGGAAGGCTGCCGACCGACAAAAGCGCGTTATGCGGAGCTTTCCGGAAGTGAGAATAAAGTTGGTATGCCTTTGATCGAGGAGGTTACTGAGAACGAAAGCTCTCATTGAGGAAGGAGGTAGATGGTATGACCGATGAAGAGAAAATCAAAACCTTAAAGGCAATGGTCGGTGACTCTGACAGCGATGATGTACTGTCTACCTATCTCCTTCTCGCCGGAAGAAAGATTATCAATCGGGCGTATCCGTATGACACTTCTATCACAGAAGTTCCGTCAAAATACGAAACTCTGCAATGTGAAATAGCGGCTTATATGCTGAATAAGCGAGGCGCAGAAGGTCAGACGCAGCACACTGAAAACGGTATTTCCCGCCAGTATGAAAACGCAGATATTCCGGCTTCTATGCTCAAAGCGGTGACCCCTCACTGCGGTATTCCGAAATGAGGTGAGCACATGAAATGCATGAACCGAAATAAACAGGTTTTCTATTATGCCCTATTCGAGAGTGTTGAAGATATAACAGACGAATATGGCAATATCACTGGTGAGCATAAGATCGTATATGGAAAGCCTCAGAAATTCAGAGCCAATATCTCAGCAGCCAAAGGAGAAACAAGCACTCGTGAATTTGGTGAATCCGAGGATTATGACAAGATAATCGTCATGGATAAGGAATCACCGAACATCGATGAGTATTCCGTTCTTTGGGTTGATACTCTTCCCGAGCTTGCAGAAGACGGCACGACTGATACACCTCACGATTATATCGTGAAGAAGGTTGCTAAAAGTCTGAACAGCGTTTCGATAGCAATAAGCAAGGTGAAAGTCAGTGAGTAAACAAACAATATCCATTGAGCTTTCCGAAGATGGCGTAGAAAAAGCACTCAGAGAACTATCTCAGTATAAGCGGAATGTTCTTGATAAAGAAAATCTTCTACGTCAAAAAGTAGCTGAGTTTCTTGCTTCTGAATCACAGAGCGGTTTCAATGGTGCGATTGTGGACGATCTTACCGATAGAAGCGGCGGTGCTCGTTATGGGAATGTCGATGTATCTATTGACAACCGTGGGAATGTTACCGTTGTGGTCGCAAGTGGCGAAGATGCTGTCTGGATTGAGTTTGGTGCCGGTGTTTATCACAACGGAGCAGCCGGAAGTTCGCCAAACCCTTACGGAGCAGAGTTAGGTTTTACAATCGGCGGATATGGCAAAGGAAACGGACGTAAAGAGAAATGGGGATTTTACGAAAACGGTGAGTTAAAAATCTCTCGAGGCACCCCGGCGTTAATGCCTATGGCGAAAGCGGTCACAGCTCTCTGCGATGAATTTCCTAGAATAGCGAAGGAGGTGTTCGGATGATTGATATCGAAAGCGATGTATTCAGTATCGTCTCTAAGGCCGTTCTAGCAAAATATCCAAAGATTTATATGACCGGCGAATATATCAAAGTCCCACCGTCTTTTCCGTGCGTTTCGTTAATTGAAGCCGATAATCAGGTTTACAGAAACACTCGTACTACCAGTAGTAACGAAAATCATGCACAGGTTGTGTATGAAGTAGACGTGTATTCGAACAAGAAAACAGGACGAAAATCGGAGTGTAAAACAATACTCGCTTTGATTGACAATCAGATGATTAATCTTGGGTTCACACGTTTACTTCTCACACCGATTCCAAACGAGGAAGATGCAACGGTTTACAGGATGGTAGCTCGATACAGAGCTATCGTCTCGAAAGATAAGGTAATTTACAGGAGGTAAATATCATGGCAATCAGCACATACAAAATCTTTCTGATGCACCAGGCAACGTCTACTTGGGAGAAGCTCATCGACATTAAGGAGTTCCCGGACCTCGGTGGTTCTCCTGAGATGCTTGAGACGACCACTCTCTCGGATAAGATGCAGACTTACATTCCGGGTATTGAGAGTCTTGATTCCCTTGAGTTCTCTACAAACTACAACCTCGATGATTATAAGAAACTGAAAGAACTTGAGGGCAAGGATGAGCAGTATGCTGTATGGTTCGGCGGTACAGAGGCAGGCGACACCGTTACTCCTACCGGCAGCGACGGCAAGTTCAAGTTTAACGGTCAGCTCTCCGTATTCCCGACCGGAGGCGGTGTAAACGAGGTAGTAGGCATGACTATCACAATCGCTCCGTCTACTCCAATTTCTATAGATGAGAGTGCCTGATAGATTGTAAAGTGTAATTCAACCCGGAGTGCCGACCGTAACAGGCGGTATTTGATAAATAAAAAAATTGGAGGAAACAAAATGTCTAAGCAACTCAAGTTTACCTATGGCGATAAAGAGTACACTCTTGAATTTACTCGTAGAACCGTATCCGAGATGGAAAAAAGAGGATTCGTGGCCTCAGATGTAGAGACAAAGCCTATGACTACTCTCCCGGCATTGTTCGCCGGTGCTTTCCTTGCTCATCACAGATTCGAGAAGCAGGAAACCATTGATGCTATTTATGCAAAGCTTACCAACAAGGAAGATTTAATCGGAAAGCTTGCTGAGATGTACAACGAGCCGATCATGGCACTTGTTAAAGAGCCGGAGGATTCTAAGGGAAACGTGAGCTGGACGACGAACTGGTAAATTATTCGTCGTCTGAAAATCAAAGGGCAGGGAGCGAAAACCCACATCACTCCGCTTCTCGTTTTCCATATACGAAAATATTCAATAAACAGTTTCCTTTCTATCTCTCTATCGGCATGACTGAGGAACAGTATTGGGATAAAGACCCGATGCTGGCTAAATATTATCGAGAAGCAGAAAATCTGAGAATAGAGCAGAAAAATCAAGAGTTGTGGCTGCAAGGTATGTATATATACGATGCAATCGCCCGCTTGTCTCCTATTCTCAGACCATTTGCAAAGAAAGGTACGAAAGCACAGCCTTATACAGAAGAGCCGTATCCGATCACTTATAAATCTCAGGAAGACGCGAAGATTCGAAGGGAGAAAGAACAAGAGCTGAAAGGAAAACGCTTCATGGAAGCGTATATGGTAAAAGCGAATAAACATTTTGAAGAAAGGAAGTGAGGAAAATGTCTACTACAATCGAAAGTCTTGAGTTAGAGATCAACTCTAATTCCACTCAGGCTGTCAGTGGTATAGATGCTTTATCCTCCTCCCTCTCCAAACTTAAAAACGCAGTGAAGGGCGGTGTCGGATTAACAAGCGTAGCAAATCAGGTACGCAATCTGAATGCCGCCCTTTCGGCTGGTGGTTCTTCTGCTGAAAAAATTGATAAGCTCGCAGTGAGCCTTGCTAAACTTTCCTCGCTAGGAAAGATTAAGATTTCTGCATCCATCGGAAATCAGATTAAAAACATAGGTTCGGCGGCTTCATCTCTCGAAATATCCGATTATGAGAAGATAAACGAACTCACGAAAGCATTGAACGGACTGAACGATCTGGGCAAGGCTAGTGGTTTACGTTCTGTAATCACGCAGTTAAACCACCTTCCTGATCTTGCAAAAACGTTTAGTAGCACGGATATAGACGGCCTTTGCAACGACCTGTATAAACTGTCTAACGCTCTCTCTCCTCTTGCTGGACAGGCAAATTCCGTTTCCAATGCCTTTAGTAAACTTCCGACTTCTGTAAATAAGCTGAGTACTGCGGTTCGTGGCGCAAGCAGTTCGAATCATGGTATGGCAAACAGCGCCATAGACTTATATGCTAAGTTCAAAATGGCGTATAATGCCGTTCGCATTGGAGCTCAGACAATCGGTTCGTGGATTACAAAATCGAATGAATACATCGAGGATGTGAACCTGTTTACCGCTTCAATGGGCGAATATGCAAGTGAAGCTCAAAAGTACGCGGAACAGGTCGGTGAACTCATGGGAATTGACCCCGGACAGTTCATGCGTTACGAAGGTGTGTTTAACACCATCATTAAGGGGTTCGGTGTAGCTAGCGATAGAGCGTATATCATGTCTAAGAATCTTACGCAGCTTGGATATGATCTCTCCTCGTTCTATAACATCAGCTTCGAAGATTCGATGCAGAAGTTACAGTCCGGTATCGCAGGCGAGCTGGAACCGCTTCGTAGGCTTGGATATGACTTATCTCAGGCAAGATTACAGCAGGAAGCATTCAACCTTGGCATAGAGAAGAGCGTATCGGATATGACGCAGGCTGAGAAATCTCAGCTTCGTTATTATGCGATTATGACACAGGTTACGGTCGCGCAGGGAGACATGGCGCGTACATTAAAAGCTCCTGCCAATCAGGTTCGTATCTTACAGGCGCAAGTAATTCAGTGTGCAAGAGCGCTCGGTAACATCTTTATCCCGGTACTGAATGCAGTCCTCCCCTATGCGATTGCTCTTGCAAAAGCTTTCCGGATGATCGCAACAGAGATCGCTAATTTCTTTGGATTCGAGTTACCGGAAGTCGATTACTCTTCTCTGAGCACTAACCTGAGCACGATGAATAATGATCTGACTCAGGGTTCAGATGCTATTGGCGATTTAGCGGATGGCGCAGATGACACGGCATCCGGCCTCGGGGAAGCTGGTAAAAAGGCAAAAGAACTCTCGAAATATCTGCTCAAGTTTGATGAGTTAAATGTTATTCCGTCCCAGAATGATTCTGATTCTGGTTCTGGTTCAGGCGGTAGAGGTAAATCCGGTAGAGGAGGCGGCTCCGGTATCGGAGGCCCGAGTTTGGGTAGCGATTTAGGTTTTGATCTGCCGCAGTATGATTTTCTTCAAGATCTGGTCGACAGCAAGTCAAATCAGGTTTTGGAGAATATTAAAAAACACCTGAAAGATATCCTCTCCTATCTCACCGCCATTGGCGCTGCGCTTGCCGCATGGAAAATATCAAAAGGTGTAATGGATTTCTTGAATAGGATAAAAGAATTCAAGGGATTCACGACAATGGGTAATCTATCCGGATTACTCATGTTTATCGGTGATATCGTCAAGCTGAAACGGTATGTAAAGGATATTGCTGATAACGGCCTTAATTTCTATAATGCCGCCGGTGTAATTAGTTCTTTCGTTGGTATGCTTGGTGACTCCTTCACGATTATGGGCAATTATAAAGTCGGAGGAGTACTCAAGATTGTACAAGGCGTTGGAGAAATCATCGCGACAATTGCGGATTGGAAAATCAACGGATTTAGCTCGAACACGGCTCTTACTGCTCTGGAAGGTCTTGGCGATATCGTGACAGGTATCGGAATCCTGCACCAGAACTGGCTCATGGTTGGTACAGGTATTGCTTTCACAGGACTTCTAGGAACCATCCGTCAGCTTGATGCTATAGTGGATGCCGTTAAAACGGGTGATTGGAGCGAAGTAGATAAAGTCGCGCTTGTGGTTAATACCATTCAGCTTATAGGTGGCATTGCTATCGCTATGGTGGCATTTCACAATAGTTTCCAGAAGATGCCTACCACCGCCAGCGATGAGATGAAAAAGATGACAGATACCGTTGACACGGTATCTTCCACAAGTGAATCTCTTTCAACATCAACTTCTGGCATGAGCAACAAGCTCAAAGATCTGTCTAAAGAATTAGGATGGGGGCTTCTAATCATCGGTGAGGTTGCCGCTGCAACGCTCATGATTGTCGGTGCAATCGCTCTGCTTGGTTTTGAATTACAAGCGGTTAATACAGCATGGCAGCCGGTTCTTGAAAACGGAGCTACGGTTTCAACGGCCATGCTCACAGGTGCCGTACTACTTGCTGGAATAGGTGCCGCGACAGCTTTGATCGGCAAGTACGGCGGTGTAGATACTGCCGCGAATATCGCTATTGGCACTGCTATTCTCGTAGAGGTATCTGCCGCAACAGACATATTCGTTGGTGAGATTATCATTCTTGGAATGATGCTCCAGAAGGTAATAGATGAGTGGGAACCTGTTAATGAAAATAAAGACCTTGTTGTCGATTCCATCACAACCGGTACTCTTCTGCTCACAGCCGTAGGTGTTGCTACAGCGGCTCTGGGTGGTATCAGCATTGCAACAGCGGGCACTCTCCCGATTGCAATTGCGATAGGTACAGCAGTCCTCCTGGAAACAAGTGCCGCCACAGATGCCTTTGTTGAAGAAATCACAGATCTTGGAACAAAGCTTCAAGATGTGATTGACGAATGGAAGCCTGTAAATGATGATGCTCCGACCGTGACAAAGGCTATAGAGACAGGAACTGACCTGTTGACCGGTGTTGGTACGGCAACAGCTAAGCTTGGCGGTATCACTATTCTTTCAGTCGGTACTCTTCCGATTGCAATCGGAATCGGAACCGCAATGCTCGGTCAGCTTACTGACTCGTTTATCGATTTTACAGATAATCTGATTGACGTTGCAAACCAGTTGAGCGACAGACTGGCTCCGAATTTGGAAGATTTGAATGATAAACTTCCGGGGCTGTCTCGAAACATGAGTAATTTCACGTTCTTCATGTCTCAGTTTGCCGGATATGTTGTCATATATTCTCATGACACAAATATTTCTGGATTCTCTCGTACTGTAAGTAACATTATCGGATTCTTTACAGACGACCCGATTGAGTCTATGACCAACGAGGTTAAGAAGGTTGGCGATCAGATTAGACCGCTGAACGATAAGCTGAATGAAGTTGTCCCAGATTTACAGCTTGCGTGTGACCTTCTTACCGATTACCAGAATTTCCTCGGCAGACTTGGAGATATCTGCGGTCAGAACGGGGATGCTTCTGGACTTTCCCTCAGTGTAGCAATCAACATGCAGGACGTAGGCAGAAATCTCGTTGCCGGGCTTGTTACAGGAATACAGTCGAAATCGGCTGATCTAGAAAAAGCCGGTTCGGATATGATTGCTGGATTACAGCAAGGCTGGGGATCAGGAAACAACAATCTTCTGAGCAGTGTACAGAGCACAATGGCGAAGATTAAAAACACCATAGGTAAACCGTCAGACTGGTCTACGCCTAAGGGTGCTGACATGGTTTCTGGAATGCAAAACGGTTGGAACAGTGGCCGATATAATTTCACAGGCTCTGTAAACGATACGATGGATCAGTCTAAATCCATCATCGGAACGCCGTCTTCCTGGTCTACTTCCAGAGGCCGCGACATGATTTCGGGTATGCGGAATGGTTGGAACAGTGGCCGTCCGAATTTCGCAAGTGCCGTTTCTGGTGCAATGGATGATTCTAAACGGAGTATCGGTACACCGTCCGATTGGACTGAGGGTAAAGGTGAAGACATGGTAGCTGGTCTCCGTGCCGGATTCAATGCAACATCGGATGATTTTGTAAACCTTGTCGGAGGTTTGACAGATCGTCTTTATGATGCTCTCAGTGGAATGTGGGACATCGGGCATTCCGCTATTGCGTCGTTTATTAACGGTCTTACTTCCATTCACATTCCGAGTCCGAAATTCGATTGGAACTGGAGGCAAGTGGGTCCCGTAAGCATCCCTACATTCTGGGTACATTGGAACGCAGCCGGTGGTTTGTTCACGAAACCTACAGTAATGCAGGGATTCGGAGAAGCCGGCGATGAGGCTGCTATCCCACTTGAAAATAAAAGGGCCGTAAGACGGATTGCCGGAGCTATCGCTGACAACGGCGGCATTGCCGCTAGAGATGATGGCGATCTGGAAGAAGTTATCATTCGAGCAATGGCAACTGTCATGCAAACATACGCAAATGACAATCAAGTCAATGTATATGCTGAACTGAAAATGGAGGACGATGAGGTGTTAGCCCGTCATGTTGCCAAAGGACAGAGAAAGCTTGAATATCGTATGAATCCAGTAGGAGTAACAGGATGAGCGACGTAATGATTACAGTTGACGGAGTGAAAATGCCTACTCCGTCAAGTTTCACATGGGAGCTGTATGACATATCCGCTAGTGATTCCGGCCGTACAGAAGATACGATGATGTGGAAAAACCGGGTCGGTCAAAAACGGAAAATACAGCTCGGATGGAAAATCAAATCGTGGGACGAAACGTCAAAAATTCTGCAAGCATTTAATCCTGAATATTTTGAAGTTCGTTACCCGGATATGCTGGATGGAACATATGAAACCAGAACATTTTACAGAAGTGATCCATCTGCACCAGTGAAGATGTGGCTGAATGATAGCCGGAAATATGTCGAACAGCTCAGTTTTGACATAATCGAGAGGTGATACGTATGCTGAATGCTACAGCCGAATGTAAAAACGCAATAGCGAACGGAATTTCAACTTATGAATATTATGCAGACGTTGTGCTTGCTGATGGTACAGAGCTCAATCTCGTAAATTCTGATTTCTGGAACAATGGGGTGAAGTACACAGATAGTATATCGTCCGACTCTCAATTTGATATTGGTTCGGCTATCATCAACAGCGCCACGCTGGTTCTGAATAATATTCATGATAAGTTCACAAAGTATGACTTCACGGATGCCAAAGTGACTCTTAGTATATCAGTTGGTGGTTTGGATAAGATTCAAAGAGGCGTATACGTTGTCAACGAAGCTAAATACAACGGTTCAATTATCACATTGAATCTATACGATTATATGTGTAAATTTGACCGTTTGTATTCAGCAAGTACTCTCTCCTATCCTGCTACATTCACGCAGATTCTTACAGATGCTTGCCAAAACTGTGGTGTAACATTTGGAAGCATTTTTACAGGCGGGAATACGAGTGTTACAAGTAAACCGACCGATAAGAATCTTACGTTTCGTGAGCTGATTTCTTATATTGCACAATATGTAGGCGGCTATGCCCGTATGTCAGTCACAGGCGAACTGGAAATAAGACCGTATAGTCTTTCTCAAGTGAACGGTTTGAAAGATGGCTTGTATGGCGGTGTGCTTTCCGATTATACGACGGGCGACATAGCCGATGGCGGATCTTTCAATCCATGGAATACAGGTTATGTGTTTGACTCTCACCAGTTTACAGTGCTCACTAATGCTAACGTGTTTGCGAATAACTTTTCTCATGATTTCGGAGTCGACAGTATTCTAATTACCGGTATCGAAGTACAGGTCAAATCTGGCAACGACGTATTCCGATACAAAGCTGGAACAGACGGGTATGTACTTGTGATTCGTGATAATCCGTTAATCACAAAATCAAATGCACAGGCTGTAGCGAATCAGGTTTATACACAAATTGGTCGATATGTTTTTTGGGCCGGCACAGCTAGTGTGCTGAAAAATCCGCTTGTAGAAGCAGGCGACCCGGCAATTATATATGACGTGAAGA